GTCCTACTTCCGCTTCAATTTTTATTTGTTCTAACTCTATTTGTGATTTGCTCTTGTTCAACTCAACTATTTTTGCCGTTGCTTCGCTTATGGTTTTATTTAATTGGTCTCTCTCTGGTTTTTGTTTTTCTCGTTCTTTTAATCCTCTAGTAACATATTCCATATCAATATATTTGTCAAGCGCTTTATCTAAACTGTTTAAAGTCTTTTCAGCACGGTCAACAATAACTTGTTGTTGGTTGATTTGTTTATCGATTACTTGTATATTAAGAGTATTGCCTGTTGTAGGTTTAACTTGATCTAGGTGTGCCTTTGATAAGAAACCAAAGATACCCATTGATGTAATGAATATTAAAACTATGATAGATGTAAAGAGATATGCCTTTAAAAGTTTAGGTACATCTGCTCGCCAATTTTGATAGAGCCAAGATGCTGCTACTAATTTACCTATTTCTAATGCCGTACCCATTGCAATAATAGGTATAGCTGCACCAGCAAATAAAGTTGCAAGTCCTATGATTGAATATCCTGCAGCTATAATAGATATACTAATAGCTGATAAAAATGTTATTAATGTTAAAAACATATTATTATTTAGTGAATTAACCAGTTATAAACAGCTCTAACTGACATTACCAAATACATAATTTCCATGAGAGTTCTAGGAACATCTTTATCTTTTATAGCAATATAAACCCATATTGAACAACCAAAAACACCAAAAGCCCAACCTAACCATTGTGTAGAAATATTAGCACCAGATAATATCCAAACACTACACATAGCTATTAAAAAACCTATCCATCTAATGCCTGATATATTTTGATAATATCTTATTTTCATAAATTACTCGGTTTCTTTAAGGGTACTATATCTTTTGATTCAGCTACATGTGAATCTGATTTGGTTTTAATTTCCATTTCACCAATACTTTGTTCCTGTTCTCTTATACTATCTACAATATAATTAACACGATCAGCATAATCTTTTGTTGTTGAATATGCCTTTAATGTTTTTACTAAAACTTTAGCGTCAAGTTCTTGTCCTAATATTAACAACTGTTGCCTTTTACTTCTAAAGTTTTCATATGCTGGATGTGTATTTAATAGATTTACAAAGTATTGTACACTTTGACATTTAGTGGTAAACACCCTCACACCCCAACCAGGCCATTTTTTTGTACCCTCTAATAACATATGTGGTATACTTTTATCGTAAGTTCTAATACCAAATAAATTGTTACCTTTTTTAGCAAATCTACTTGTACCCCAACCAGATTCTAATACTGACTGTGCCACAATCATTTCAACAGGCACTCGTTCATATCGAGGTGTTTCAAAGTTTACCCAATCTACACATTTACGAACCGCCTGTACAAATTGTATATCATTATTATATTCAAAGGCAGGCTCTTGTAGGCCTAAATTATTTGCCCAATTAGTATAATATGCCTCTATATCTTTTTTAATAAAATGTTTTACAATAGGATTTGGTAAAAAAGAACCTATAGCAATTAGTATCAAAACTATTGAAAGTTTTTTCATAAAACTTACAAACTTAATTTTAAGATTATTTAAAGTTAATGTGGTATATTTAACTTTTTTAATCATTTTTTCACCGCTATATAATCATAACCAATCCACTCAACACCTTCTGGATCTATAAATGATGGAAGTTTTTTTTGAAATAGGTGTAAACAACCTCTAAACTTATCTAATTTACTAAAAATATTATTTGATTGTTTTAAAGTAAAATTATCTAATACATCCTTTCTTAAATTGCCTGTGTAATAGGTAATTTTATTTTCATTACCAACTATAAACTTAGCTAGTATGTTTTCTATATTTTTGATTTCTTTTTTTAAATGTGGATCTAGTTCTTTAGACCTTTTCACTTTACTCATTATATATCTCCTTAATAATTTTATAAATCTAAACCAATAGAATTTAATTTTGGTCTAAAACTATAAAAAAGTTTATTGTGGTTACCTGTATCACCCAAATTTGACATCTGATATAGATGTACCATCTCATGTCCTAATGTGTCCATAAAATCTCTTATATCTTTATAATAAGGCAACATTTCTAAATTATAAACTCTTGTGCCTTTTCTTTTCCACTCAAGGATTACAACTTGTCCATAACATTTTAATCCTTTATCTCTAATTTCTTTTATCTTTACATCATTAAACGGCGTAAGTTTATTTTCAAAAACAGCTTCATTGATAATTTTAAAATACTTTTTTATATCTTTATAAGTAGTTTTATATTTTCTCCTACTAGCCATTTCTCGCCTTAACAATTTTTTAATCTTTGATGTTTTTTTCTTTACTATTGACATTGTTTCTCTCTTTTATAAGTAAATATATCATACTAATAAAACCAAACATAATAAGTATTTTAAGTTCAAAAGGGACAAAAGCTGTTATCATTTCATAAAACTCAAAAAATCTATTGTCCACATTCATCCTTTATTTTAGTATCTTTTAATAATTTACACTTATATTCTTTATCAGCCTTTAATCGCATATCGGCTGCTATACCATCCAATATGGCTGGTAAATATTTTTGCATAATATTAATAGTTTCTAATGCAAATTGATGACCTATTCTTTCGAATTCTTGTTCCATCAACTTGGATACATCTACGTTTGTACCGTTAACCTTTGATTGTATAACGTGACCTATAACTGCTTTGTTATAGTCGTTTTCAGCCATTGCGGTGTTCAATAGACTTGTTAGTCCGAACCACAATGTAGTCAAAATAATAATTAATGTAATCAAATACTTTTTCATAATATAACCTTTCTAATATATTTATAATATACACTAAAAAGTAATTAAAGTCAAGTAGTTTTTTTAGAAAAAAGGCAGTAAATTCAATGATTTATAAGGGTGCAGAATGTCGCACCCTTATAAAAAGCGTGTAAAAACACTATTTTTGCATAAAGTTGTCGTCCCAATCGAATGATTCTTTGACAACTGATTCGGTAAGACCTTTAAAAGTCTTATTCAATGTTTTATTCTTCATATCCATAACAACCTTAGCTTCACTATGGTGAAGTCCTTCCAATATTTGAATAAACATTGCTTCTTTTTTTATTTTATTTGTTGTTTTATCAGCACCTTTTACAAAATGCCAAAATTTCCTACTTTCATTTTCTAAAAGAGAGTGTTCAGTTCCCTCAGGCGCTTCATTAGCCATATAAGGCGGTTCACCTTCTGGTAAATCCCATTCAATTTTAGGATCGAAAGCTCCTTTTAAAACTCTTCTAATACCTGGTGTATCATACTGTTTTAAAACGGCTATCTTTTTAGGTTTATCTTTTGCGTTATTAACCTTTGTAAAAATTTCACTCATCAATAATCTACCAGAGCCTTTTGTGCTGGCTATAGCAGTCATTGCTTTCTTTGAAATTAAATTTGGGTTTTCTTGTACCATATTATATCTCCATACGTATGTTTTCAAAAGTCATTAATATTTTCAATCAATGTACTTAGTTTATTAGTTATAAAGTAATTCAACAGGAGCGACCTGTCATTTACTTTATAATTCCTATAATTACTTATAATGGTATTATATATAAGAGCAGGAACTCTATCTAAATCAATTAATTTAGTATTTCTTTCAATATTACTTTTAATATTGTCATCTAACTCCTGACCATTTAGTAATAATTCTAATCTTTTTTTTGTAATAGGTTTTTGCTTAGTGCCTGTAACAAATACATCATTATCACTTAACACATTTGGTATACCGTCTGACCTATCACCTCTCATAATTTGTTCTTGTAAAAATCTATTTGGGTTATCATCACCTATCATCTTTTTTTGAATTGGTGCATATTGTTTCACATTTTGATATTTTTGTAATTGTATAAAATCTTTATCGCCTGATATGATCATTATTTTTTCTGATTGATGATATTCTTTTACAAGTGTAGCAATAATATCATCAGCTTCAGCTTGTTCAATGTATAGCATGACATAGGGAAAATTATCTCTAATTTCATTTTTAATTTCAGTTATAACATTAAATATTTCTGTCCAATCTCTCTGGTCATCATCTCTACCTTTTCTTCGACTATATTTGTAATTAGGAAAATATGTTCTTCTCCAAGGATTTGAAGCGTCTGAACATAAAACTTGTTTACCATATTCTCCTGCAAATTTTGTATTATAACCTTTTAATGAAGTTACAACCATATGCCTAATTAAATCTTTATCTGCTTTAATATCACCTCTAGTCTGAGCCATCAAATTGGAAATTAAAACCTGATTTAAGTCAACAAGTATCATTGAAACACTCCTTCTAAAATTATTTTTTCACCATATGTAAAATCGTGGCTATGTGCATATGACACAGTATTATCAAAAATTACCAATCTATTAGGATAAGCACCAAATTCTATATCTGGTATTTTTTCAAAGTTATGTCTAAACAATGCAACACCGCCTGTATTGGTTTGTTGAAAAAAAATAATAAATTTTCTATTTTCTTCTTCATTGTTTTGAATTACACCATATCTAGTATCATGTTGAGATTGTTTTAATTCTTCGGTAATTATTTTTTTAAAGAATAGTTCATAAAACTGTGGAATAATACCAATTCTTTTAAAAGCATTTTCTAAAATATATTTTACTTTACTACAAGCCCATACTTTATGAAAGGGATAATCATTTTCTATAAATTTACTGAATTTATACTCGGATAATTTTTTAACAATAGTTTCATACTCTTCTTTTTGTAAAAAATTATCTATGTTTTGGCTATTCATTATTTTGTAAATTCATCCGTTACATCTGTTACTATCAATTCGCCGTGAAATTCTTTCCAAAAATCTAATGGGTCGCCATATTCTTCTAACATATCATAACCCTTTTCTTCCCATTGTTTATCTAATTCTTCTACTGTAATACCTTTTGCTAAATTTTCTACAAAATAAAATGAACATTGATCATCTGAATCTGTATCTTCATATTCTGAAATTTCAAAAGTGTTGTTAGGGTCGTTTGGATCACCAATGATATCAGATAGTTCTTCATCATCTTCAACTTTAACTACTACGTGTCCCCAACGGTACATTTCTTCGATTGTAAATTTTATCTTTTCATCTTCACTTTCATAAGTTGAGTATTCATAAACTGATTTCTTGTACTTAGGTTCTATTTTATAAAATTTTGTCATTTCATTTTACTCCAAGTTCTATCTAATACATAATACCATACACCATTTATTATAGGTTCTATGATGGCGTCAGCGCCAGCCAATGCCCAATCGGCACCAGTAATTAATCTATTACAAGTCATAGCAATTACTATGTGACCTAAAGTATATATGAAGGCACGACCTATACTCGTTCCTATAAGTTTCTTTAGTGTATTGTAAATACCGTTTTTAAATTCTGTCATTTAATCTTCTATATAAAAAAGTGGTGGCGATTTTAGGTCGCCACCACAGACTCTTTAATTACGCATTTTTGTAAGCGTAAGGTGTACCGTATAAAGCTTTGATACCAGCAGCTACGATTGCTCTTGTAGGCTGACCCATTCTGTAAGAAGTACCTTGAGCTGTTTTGTTAACATAAATCATGTTACCTTCGGCTCTTAAAGTATCAACTAAAGCTCTTGGAGAAGTTAGATCAAATCTACTTCTTAAAGTTTTCCAAGATACTGAAGTACCTTTCGACAAAAGACTTAATACTCTTTGTCTTTTAGATATAGTTTTTTTACTTCTTGTACCTGAAGCTCTTTTTACTGTTTTTACTTGTACTAGTTCATCTTTATTGAACATATTTTTTAATGATTTAAACATCATCACTCCTTGTTATATAACGTGTCTTCAAATTTAACTGTTGAATACCGACACTTTTAGTATTCAAAGTATTCCAAAGTGCTTTATGGAATCTCTTATCGTGGTTCAAAATCTGGTTCAAAATCAATATTAGAATCATTTAAATCATTTACTTCCTGATTTAGTTCATCACTTAAAGGTTTTGTTTTTCCCTTAAAATCAACAACTTGGCTATAATCAATTCTAGCAACAGGTTGTCTTGTTTTCAAATCGGTTTTAAGAGTTACCATTTTGTCCACCATTTTTTGTATTGGATGATTTAATCCAAAATCTCTATAAATCATACCACGCATTGCATCAACTAACAACGCTAAATCTTTTGAAAATTCTGGTTTACTTGTTTGCATTGCCATTCCTACAAAATGACTTAACAACTGTAAACTGATACTATCAACTTCCGTTTCAACATATTTTTTTAATTGTTCTTTTTTTATCTTCTTAACTTCTTCTGGTTTATTGTTAATTCGATTTATAATTTTATTAGTTGGAAATTGTATTATCTTATTATCACTCACCTTTTAATCTCACCTTTAAAATTAACTAATCCTCTTTCATTAAAATATTCGACAAGTTGATTGTAACCACCGATTAATGTATTTTCAATTTTTATTTGTGGCATAGTTCTAACTTTACATCCAATATCTTCAATTAATTCTTCCGTACTTTTAAAGCTTTCAAATTTTTTTTCTTCAAATGCAAGGCCAAGGTTATTTAATAAGGACTTGGCCTTAACACAATATACACAATTTTCTTTAGTGTAAACAACTATATTATTGGTTGTCATTTTTTACTTCCGTTTTTTTATCATTATTTAAAAGATTTTTATACGCTCTTTGAGCACTCTCTTTTAAATTATAAGCGTCAACAGCCTGTTCAATATTGTAATTGTACATTTTGTTAAATTCACCTAAAGGAAGTCTTAATCCAATCCAAGCTCTATAGTAACCATTTTTAGTCATTGTAACATCCTGAGCAAATACTTCGTATCCTCTCACAGGTGTATCTTTAATTACATTGATTAAAGTAGATTCTACTTCAGAAACAATTGTTTTTGTTTCAGTTTTACCTAACTCGGTAATAAACTGCTTTGATTGTTTATTCATTTCGCCTTTGATAATGTCAGCCAACTCGGCCTTTGCTATCATCTTTGCCTTTTCAATAGACAAATTTAAATCAGGTGAAACTGCTGTACCAGCACCAAAGATACATTGTTTATCATCATCTTTTTTATCAAAGATTTTGAGATCACAGGCTTTATTTTCAGAAAAGTCTGCCATATACCATTTTGGTACAGAATTAACTACCTTAGAGTTTTCACTTTTAATTTTGTAAGTTGTGCTTGAGCAATTTGCAAGTAATAAACCTGCACCTACAACTAAAAGTAGTTTTAGTTTGTTTTTCATCATATATTATTTTACCTCACTTTTTATAGTATATACTATTTCTTGTACTTTGTCAAGTCCCAATTGAATATAGTCTAAAAACTCACCTGGACTTAAATCTAGCACAATTACTAGTATTAGAGATAATATGATTAAGTTCTTAATCATTGAACCTCCCATTCGCCGTTCTTGTTTAAACACGTCTTTCCGAACGATTTAAAGACATGGTTAGGTCTACTATAGTACCTACAGTATTCTGGAGCTGATACATCACGGTAATAAAATTCAGCAAATAATTCCCAATAACTAGGTCCATCTGCTTTTTTTCTACCATCTGCACACTCCAAAATTTCTTCTTTAGTAATGTTATTACCTTTTTGTTTGATAATAACTTTAACATAACAATACTGTCCATCTACCTTATCAGGTTCAATGGTTGTAATTTTATCATAGTAAACTTTACCTTTTTCTTTTTCAACTTTTTCTATTTTCTCTAAAACTTTTTCTACTTTAGATACCGTAGGAGTAAAATCCATTCCTTCTTTGTTAAGTGATATTTTTTTAATTTCGATATTAGATAATGGATATTTTTTACCTGAAAGATCATTATTTAAACCTGGTGTTTCACTCATACCAATACCATAACCTAAAAAACACCAATATATTATTGATACTATTACAATGTACCAGAATAAACTATCTCTAAAAAAACTATTTTTTGGCAATTTCACTTTTTTCAATCCATCTTCCATCTGGCATTTGACACGCTGTACCAAATATTGTTTTTCTATTTACACCACCTACACCAATTAATGGCCATTGATTAGTAATATCAATTGTAGTATTATAATCTTTACATTTAATAGGTCCTTCTTGGTATGATCTAGTTGTTTGAATTATACCTGAATTTCCTGATTGACCATTATACCAATTAGTATAACTTGTGCCTATTGGCCCCTTATTCATATGATCTACAAATACTGCATTGTGTACATCAAAATCAGATTGATACATAATTTCTGCACCGATAAAAGCACCACCTAAAGCACAGGTGGCAATTACAGCAGGATGATTTGCTCCTAATTCTACGCAAGTTGCTGTAGTTGTAGTTGCACCTAATACAGCGCCTACTTGTGATCTATTAGCTGCACAATTAGTTATAAACAAACTAATTAATAATAGTAATATTGTTTTCTTCATTCTCACCTAGTTTTTTTAGAGTATCATTAATTTCATATAGTTCATCATTTAATGAATTACTACTTTTAAATTTCAATTCTTCCTCTAATTCTACTTTTCTTTCCTTTAAGCTATTAATTGTATATTGTTTATCTGTCATATTTACCTTTATCATTCGCAATTAAATTACATATCATTTGTATATCTGATATAAGATAATCTACTTCTAAATCTCTTTCTGGTGTTTTAGGTTTATTGTATTTAATGTTGTATAGACGGTCACTTTGTATTTTAAGGCCGTCTATTTTCTTACAAAGATCACTAATTCTATGAAACATTATTTACTCCAAGTTTCTTTCTGATATTCTTTGATTGAGTGCCATTCTTTCGCAGCCCAATTTGAAACACCAGTACCTGTATCTCTAATAAAGATTTCTACATCTGTAGGTACTTCTTTTACATAATTAATTGTATTAGCAGGTAAATTTGATAAATCTTCTTTTGTCTTTGCTAAATCTTTTTTACTTTGTTCAAATCCTACTTTTTGAAATTCCACTATCTCACACCACTCTTTTTCAAACCAAGATAATTTATCTTCACACATTGAATAATCTATTTTATCTGTACCTGGATTTCTTTTGTCTGCGTCCATTTCACTCGACTTAGCAATTGCCATAGTCATTAAAGTAATGATTGTTAATAACATTATTGTTCTCATACTATACTTTCCTTCCCATAGTTTTAAAGTCCTTAGCGTCAACTATCATATAAGGACCTTTATTGTATGCCACACTAATTGTTTTACCAGCTGGTAGTTGTGTAGCGTAAACTCTCTTTGCTGTACTACCAGTAATTCTGTTACCACAAGGTATAGAATCTTTTACTTGTAAATGACTCAAATCTAATTCGCCTGGTTTAGATTTAACATTTAGTTTTTTATAAACAGATACATCAGATAAACCTTTTTTAATACCAATTGATCTCAACCATTTGATATGTTGCAATCTAGCTAAATGTAATCTTTGTTTATTGTTCAACATCAAAATCTTTAGATTCTTCTTCTCGTTTCTTTTGTGCATAAGTCATACCAAAAACTGTTTTATAAAAGTAATCTCTAGGATTGACACTTTCATAAGCTTTTAATAGATTATCAAAATTGATATCTAAAAATTCATAGTAGTCTGGATTTTTACTTTTCAATTCAATGTGATCTTTAAAGAATTGGATACGATTTGTGTAATAATCGGTTTCTTTATCTTCTAAAGAATCTTTCTTAGATAATTTGATATCTTTTTGTTTTGCGACTTCAAACTCTTTAAACAAGTTATCTTTATCGTATTTAAATGACATTGTGTGCTCCTTTTGTTAGTTTATCTCTCTATTATACCATAAAACGACTTAAAAGTCAAGCCTTTAAAAATCGTTGATCCTATTGAGTTTTTTACTCCTGGAAGACACCAGGACACGCCAGGATTGGTGATTCGCTGCTCGTGTGAGTAGTACATCATCTACTTTTTTCTAGTCCTAGTTGATTTCTTTTTTTTAAAGAAGTTTTGTATATCG